TTAGAAGATTTATACCTGACTTTTTATCACAAACAGGTAACACACAAATTACATTAAATTTAAGAAATTTTCCAAATAACACTGAGGCAAGTTCATCTCTTGGTCCTTTTACAATTAGTTCATCAACAGAAAAAGTTGATACAAGAGCTAGAGCAAGAGCAGTTTCTTTAAAAATTGCAAATACGGCTGCAGCACAAAGTTGGAAACTTGGTGGATTTAGGTTAGATATACAACCAGATGGGAGAAGATAATGGCGAAGATAGTACAAGTATTAACAAGACCTGCACCAGTATATAGGCAAGATGTTGCCGATGCACAAGTTAGAGATCTAGATGCAATCGTGCAAAAATTAAATACAACGTTTCAACAAGAATTAAAGGATGAAGTAGACGCACAAAACTTCTTTTTAAATTAATGGCAAATAGTTTTATAAATGCAAAAGTAGATCTAACAACAACGGACAACACAACGTTGTACACAACACCCACTGCTAATGTTTCTTTGGTTAAATCATTATTGGTGTCTAATGATGCAGGATCTGCTTGCAATATTGATGTTACTTTAACAGATAGTTCTGGTAACGTATTTAGTTTATTTAAAACTAAATCTATAGCATCCAATACAACAACCGAACTTTTAACTCACCCTCTTGTAGTAGAAGAGAGTGAGATAATTAAAGTACAAGCTAGTGACGCGAACGAGCTGCACGTCATAGCTTCTATATTACAAATACAGCCAAGAGAGGTAACAACATAATGTTAATAAAACCAAAAGATATAATAGAGAAAATAAGCAATAAAAAGACAGGTGAAGTCTATAAGGATGAGGACGATTGGAAGGCAAAAGGGGTGCCAGAAGAGGACATTAAAAGAGACGTAACAGTCATAATGCCTAGCCTTGATTTATTTCCAAAAACCAAGTAAAAAGGAGGTTACAGGATAAAAAGCCTGCCTTAACAATTTAGCTGAATTATGACAATATCAAGAGGACAGATGAAAAGACAATTATACATGGGTGGTGGCATTATGGATATCGTGCCTAGAGAACCAGCTTTATTAGGCGGCATTAAAAAAGCCGTTAAGAAAGTTACTAAAGGTGTAAAGAAAATTGCATCATCTGATGTCGGTAAAGCTGCATTATTAGCTGCAGCAACATTTAAGTTAGGTGGTGGTCAGTTTGGAAAAATAGGAACAGGTAATACCGGTTTTAGTTTTTCTAAATTACCAGGAGCTGGATTTTTTGCTGAACGAACAGGACCAACAACATTAAGAAGAGCTGCACAAGAAGTAGGACTTCCAGGAAGTAGATTTGGTCAATTTTTAAGTTCGGTAACTGGAGGTGGTGCAGGTGGCAACGCACTTAAACTAGCAACACTAGCTGGAGTAACTGGTTTCTTAACAAAAACACTTGGTATGACACCAGAACAAGCTGAAGAAGAATTAGCTAGAGATCCATCAGGATATCTAGAAAAGTATTATAGAAATTTAAATCCACCAACTGCAGACACAAATTCAGAAGAGTATGAAGCAGAGGTTAGAGACTTTGTTACACGTAACACATCAGAATATAGGGCAGAAGGTGGCAGAATAGGTTTTGCTGATGGTCCAGTATTACCACCAGATCCAACACAACCTGTAAATCCTTTTGGACCAAAACCAGGAGACTTTGGTATTGAAGAAGACATACCAATAAAAACGGCATCTAATATAGAAATGGATTTACTGCTGGAAGCTCTTTTTGAAAAGTATTTAGATATGGGCTTATCTCCTGAAGATGCTAGGCAAAGAGCAATAGACGATATTGAAAAAATGGGTAAAAAAAGAATGGAGCCAACTATAAGAGGCGTAGCAGCTCTAGGTGGTAAGATGGATACGGCTAGCGATAATGCTATGCAAGCAGCGGGCATCGAGGGTCTACCTATCAGACAAAATCCAAAAGGTGTTAAGGAGCTAGATCTTAGAAAAACTGGTGGATTTATACAACCTGTTGGTATAAAAGAAAAAGCGGACGATATCCCAGCGAT